TAAACCAGAGGTTAGAGGACAAAACGAAAGTGAATTGCGTTCTTCTCAAGAGCCATTAAAATATGTTTCTCCAGAAGTTCATACTTTACAATTCTTAGAGGAATCTATTGATAAGACCGAGATGAAAGCTCGTAAGATTCTTCACTTGCAGACCTCAAGCTCTGATATTAAGGGTTATGAGAATATGACTGCTACTGGAACTGTATTAGACAATAAAGCTGCATTTGCATTTATTATGCCTATTGCACATACTGCATTTGAAACATTTGAGTTTATCATTAATGCTATTGGATGGATGCGTTACAAGGATGATTATGTAAAGCCTTCTATTGCATATCCACAAAGCTTTGATATTGGAACTGAAAGAGATATTTTAATGACTATCTCGGAAATGGTTAAGAACCAAGTTCCAGCAGTATTGATTCACGCAGAGATATTCAGATACTTAAAATCAGTATTCTACACAGATGCTAAAACAACAGCTGTTTATGAATTGATGATTAATACAGATAGGTTATTAGTTTTAAGTGGCGATGAGGTTATGTTAAGACAAGCTAAAGGTCTTGCAGAAAGATGGGAAGTTATCTTACACGATTCATTTATGTCATTCGTAGACCAAATGATTGCTTTAGAACCAGACTTTTTAACGCAACCATTCGAGGTACAAAAGACTAAGATAATTGATATGGCTAAATTAAAAGCTATTCAAATAACTGAAAGTAATAATGTATCAGTACAAGGTATTGATTCAATGATTCAATAATGACTTTAGAAGAAATCATAAAGCTTAAATTATCAAGGTTAGATGATATTCCAACTGCATACACAAATGGTATAAAAGATACGCAGAAGGAGATTATGTTGGATATGTTGGATTCTTTAGAAAACCTAAAGAGGGATGAGAACGGAAACATAAAAAGAACTCAAGCTAACTTATCAATCATTGAAGATATTAACGATGACCTTCAAAAGATATTTAAGGCTTCAGAGTATCTATCTTTAACTTCAGTATTTTTAAAAGAGTTTGATGAACAAGCAAAGATAACAGATGACTTCTTTAAGAAAGCATTTGGAGATTTTGAGGTATCTTCATTTAATTTAAAGGCATTAGAAGTAAGCAGACAACAAGCATTTGAATTAATGGCTGGACAAGCTTATTTAACTTCTAATCTATACAATCCAGTAAAGAATATCTTAACCGATGCAGTAGTTGCTGGAGATGCCTACGGCAAGACAGTTAAAGCTATCAGCCAAGCCATACAAGGCGGTACAATCAACGGAAACAAGTTAGAGGGTAGATTGTATCGTTATGCTAAACAAATGGCTTTTGATACCTTCGCAGTAGCTGACAGAGGATATACTAATAACATAGCTCAAGATTTAGATGTAGAATGGTATGCTTATAGAGGTGGCCTTGTTGAAGATTCAAGACAATTCTGCATTACTCGTAACGGTAAATACTACCATAAAAAAGAAGTGGAAGCTTGGGGAGATTTAAAGCAATGGGATGGTAAAATACCAGCAACTGATAGCAAGACAATATTTGTTTACGCTGGAGGTTATAGATGTAACCATTCTATACTTCCTAATGCCATATCTGCTACACCAGTAGATGTCATCCAAAGGAACATTGAAAATGGTAACTTTACCCCTACAAAAGCAGAGATAGAAATATTAGGATTATAAAGATTTAAGTTCTTTAATTTCTCTGATTTCTTCTTTATGTACTCCATCAATCATCACAAATATAACTGTACTTTGAACAATAAAGTTTACTTTGTTGATATGCACATCGTGCTTTTTAGCGTAGAACTCTTTTAACTTATGAAGTGTTTGATATAATACTTCAATTTCTCTTTTCCTTACAATCATTATTTTCCTAATAAAAGTTTATTAACTGCTGTTTCAATACTAATCTTAACTCCACTTTCAGTTAGAGCCTTAGCTTGTCTTGCGTGGATGATAGCCATAGCTTCTCCACAAAATTTAATTGTTGCTGTTATACAGTCTTTATTTTTGCGTTCTCGTGCCATATAGTAACATATAGTAATAAACTACAATATTAGGTATAAATATTCATATTTGCAAACATATAGTCCTATATTTGAAGAAAAAACAAATATTTATGTCAGTAAGATGCCTAAATGAGAAGGGAACAGTAGTCTTTATCCCAGAAAAACTCGCAGAAATGCCAGACTATATGAGGAGAAATAAACTTGTCGTAGATGAGATAAAACCTCAAGAACCATTAAAACCTTTATCACAAGTTAATTTAGAGGTAGAAAAACCACAAGAAGTAGTAGATGATTCTCCAATCGTTGAAATAGAAGAAGAACTCACTAAAGAGGAGTATTGGGCTATTTTAGATGCAAAAGGAATTGAATACAAGAAAACTTACGGAATTAATAAACTTAAAGAACTAACAAATGCCAATTAAAGAAGAAGAATTAAAACAATTTGTGTCTGATTATTTAGACATTAATGTAGATTCAATCGAATCATTAGAGAGTTTAAAAGAAACATTTGGTTCATCATTCGCAAGAAAAGATGTTTACAAATCAGAACTATCAAAAGACCCAAATTTCATTAACCCATTAATCGGTAAAAGATTAGGAACTATTGAAACAAAGATTAAACAAGCAGCTAAGGATAAACTATCTTTAGAGTTTGATGCTGGAGATTTCAAAGATAAATCTGTTGAAGATTTACTTGATTTAGTAACTGACAAAGCAAAAGGCAAGTTTGAAAAAGAACTTGGCGATATGCGTTCAAAGGTAACTGGCGATTCAAGTGAAATTGAAACTAAATACCAAGAGCAATTAAAGTTACTTCGTGAAGAAGCATCTAATTGGAAAAACCAAGCTACTAATGCTAACCAAGAGTTTGAATCATTCAAGACTGGTTTAGTAGTTAAAGAGAAACAACAAAAGCTAAACTCTAATTTAGAGAAAGCATTTAACTCTGTTAAGTATGCTCCAGAAGCAGATGAGCTTCGTAAAGAAGGCTTCAAGACAAAGATTATGTCAGATGTAAAGTTTGATTTTGATGAAAATGATAATTTTAGTATCTTTGACAAAGAAGGTAAGACTTTATTCCATCCTAACAAGGCTGGAGTTCAATACTCTCCAGAAGATTATTTAAGAGATAAAGCTATTGAATATAAGATTTACCAAATGAATCCAGATGGAGGCAGACAAACTAATCAGAGAGTGGTAACACAAGCTGAAGTTAATGCTCCAGAAGGGCCAAGAGGAAGAATAATACACCCATCGGCTTCTCAGTATTAACTGAGTTGCCCTTGTGGCAAAATATACACATCGCAAGTGCGTGGATGCCTTATCCAATAATTAAGGAATAAGTGCCGAAAACTTACAAGGCAATATGAAATATGTAAGTGCATTTATTTTAATTTAATTATTATGTCGTATGTATTAGGACAATTAACAGCGTGTCCAACCATCCAAAGAGAACTGACAGATTATTTTATGACTTGTCCAGTTAATGAGTTTATGCCATTCTTTGAATTCGTAAACTCTCCAGTAAACAATATCGGCCTTACTCAAGAAGTAGCCCCAGGCGGAGGAAAGATTAGAACTGTAAGATTAACTTACACTCCTCGCCAATTAGAATCAGCAGTTACAGCTAACATCGCTAACCCTAAGTGTGATGTATCTAACTTCATCGGAGATAGATTCACAGATTACACTTTAGATACAGATGAAAACCAAGGTATTGGTTTCTCAATGACTGCTCAAGAATTAGAAGCAGCTTGTATCGCTAACGAAACATATTTTGTTCGTAGATTAGCAGATTTAGTTGATGCTTTAGACCGTAAATTAGCTACTGAGCATACTGCTGACTTAGCTTCTTTAGTAGGTAAATGGGCTTCAAATGTAACTATGAACGCATCTAATGAGTTTGTAGTAAATACATTACAAGCTGGTTCAACAATGATTGACCCACAAACAACTGCAAAGATTGACTTTGCAATGCAAAAGACTGGTTATTGCAATGAATCAATGATTTTTGCTGGTTCTACTCTTGCAGAGTATTACAGAGCAACTTCATCTGCTGGATGTTGCACACAACAAGGTATTGATGTTGCGACTATCTTCAACCAATACGGTAAAGCAGTAGCTTATGACAGAAGAATCGAAGCGATTTTTGGAACAGATAATGCTGTTGCAATTCAAGCTGGTTCATTAACTTTGTTGAACTACACTCGTAGCCCTTGGAAAGAAGGTATGCCACTTCCTTATCGTGATGCTGGTAACTACATTTCAACTGTAATTCGCTCTCCAAGAACTGGAATCCCTATGGATTTAACAGTTTCTGATAGCTGTGGTACAGTTTCGGTTTCACTTGTAGCAACTACAAAACTTGTTGGATTACCTTTGGACATTTATGCTCAAGGCGATTTCATGAGTGGTGTAAACTACATGGCGAAAATCAAAGTTACAAATTCATAATTTTCATTCATTGGTGGGGGGCTAAAACCCCCTACCTTTATTTTTTTTAATATGGCTTGTTTTGACAATCTTATAGGATTAAAAGGCTCTTGTGGAGAGAGTGCATTACCATCTGATGGTTTATATTTAAACACACTTGGTATTAGCAGAGAATTTATAGAGGATATAATCAATGAAGATTATGCTGATGTAGATTCTTTTGTGTTAGATAAGATTTCTTTGGCTCAAGACCAAATTAAAAGTGATATTTATTCTAAGTTTACAGCTAAGTTTAATGTAACATCAATATTAGAATCTGTAAGATTAGGTCAATTTAACGAAACACCAACCATTGTTCCAGCCATTGCTGGTAGTTCAAAGGGCATCCAAATGCGTATTTGGAATGATACAACCTTTGCTAAATGTTATGTTTCTACCGTACAAACTTACTGGAATTATACTGGTAATGTTGATTTAAAAGTATATGACCTTACACAAGGTAAATTATTAGATACTATTGTAGTGGCTTCGGTTGCTAATCAAATAGTTCAAACTACAATCAATAAAGTTTACAAAAGCTCAAGCCAAGACTTAAACATTGTGTTTATTTATGATGCTGCTTTCCCTTCTTATGCTTCAAGTTTCTTAAACTCTGGATGTGTAACTTGTAATAGAGGTGGTGCTTATATGCAAAACAAATATGTTTACTCTACTGGTGTAACATTTGTAAATACAGACCCTAAAACACAAACATACTTGAATGGTAATAGTGATACTGGTGGTATCTCTGTTGTTTATTCATTACAATGCGACCACGAAGCTTGGATTTGCAGTAATGCTAATTTCTTTGTGAGTGCAATGTTATACAAAACTGCTTATTTGATTACTCAATATGCAGATTTAATGAGCAATTCATTCTCAAGTGCTAATATTGATAGAGATAGATTAAGGAGCAAGATGGAATATTACGAATTTGAGTACAATAATAGATTAGAAGCTGGAGTAAAAAACTTAAAGATACCTTCTTATGATGTTTGTTTTTCTTGCAATAGATTAAGAATGAACAAAACAATCTTGCCAAGTTGATTTACAGCGAGATAGATGGCATATATGAAACATTCTTCATTTCAGATTTTTGGATTGAAGGAGATGAGTTTATCCAACAATTAGTAACGATTAAAATAATATTAAACTGATGACAGTAGCAGACTACCAAACCAAACTAAGGAATCAAATCAAGGAGTTAAAATCTGATAAGATTATGCAGTTGGCTGTTTATTCTGTTAATCAAAAAAGGATTAAAAGGATATTTGAAGATGGTAAAACAAGTCTTGGTGTTAAAATTGGAGATTACAATAGTACAACCCCAGTTTACATTAGACCAGAAGATGCTCCTAAATCAGTTAAGTTAGGTGGTAAGCCAGAAGCTATTAAGGGCAAATCTTATAAAAACAAGACTGGAGTTACTTTTAAGAGTACAGAAAAAAATCCAGAAACAGCTTATTACCCAAGTTATAAGGCATTTAGAAGGGCTATGGGTAGAGAAACTGGCTTTGTCAATATAAGGCTTAATAACCGCTTACAAGGCGATTTAGCTAACGCTACTATTAGTAAAGCTACAACCAACTTAGCAAACAATAGACCTATAAAGGTTGATAACCATAAATTCATTGTTACTCTTAAAAATCAAGAGAACATAGATAAGGTTCAGTCTTTAGAAAAGAGATATGGTAATATAATTGACCTAACTAAAGTGGAAGTTAGTTTTTACCACGATATATTAGAAAAAGAATTTAGATTAGCTTTAGCAAAATGATACAAACGATAGTAAGATATATGCAAAATAAGCTGGATGCTCAAACTATCTTCCAAAGAAACTACGGATTAACCGAGTTAATAGAAAGAGATGGTAGGGTATTCCCTTTATTTTATGAAACTGATGGCAAATATAAGCTTGACTTCCAACCCAATAAATGGTTTGGAGTTTCTTATTTTAGAAAGAATGGCAATGTAAGCTTTTCTGATGGCAGTTTCCCTTCTTTAAAGCCTTGTGAAGTACCAGTTACTGTCACAGTCCCATTGAAGTTTATTTGTTCGATTAAGAAGGCTAAATTGAAGTGTGATGACAATTATGCTGGGGATGACTTGGCTTTTTATATAGCAAAATTATTTGAGGATATTAATGGTCTTAGAACGGAATTAAACGCAAAAAGAGCTACCTTTGTAGTAGGAGAATATAGTACAGATTCACAAAAAGTTCTTGATTCAGAATTTAATGGTATGGATGCTATATTTAAACCAGAATATGTTTACTTATCAATGGATATAGAGATAAATGTTCAAACAACTAAAGAGTGTATGTTTGATTATTGTGGTGGAGTAATCATTGATGAGGATGCAGATAAAGTAGTAGATTCAAGAAATAACAAATTAAGAGCATAAAGATGGCAGATGTAAGAATAACCCAATATCCATTAAAATCAATCGTATCAGATAATGATATATTTTTGATTGCAGATTCTAATGATGTAGATGTAAATGGATTCCTTAAATATAAAAAAGTAAGAGCAAAAGACTTACCTTCTATTGTTAATACAGCAGAAAATATAACTTATGCTAATTTAATGGCTGCTATTGCAGCAGATGACCTTATTATAGGCACATTTTATAGAATTACCGATTCTGCTTCTGGAGTTACTCCATTATTAGTTCAAGCAGTAGGAGTTGATGCTATTGGTTATTTAGCTTTTGATGGTACTAATCCACTTGTAACAATCAATTATGATGTTATGACTGATACGATTAGATGGAGTTTAAATCAAATTATTGCTCCTATTAGTTTAGGAAGCTTATCTGCTACAACACCTTTATCATATAATAACACTACTGGGGTATTTACTATATCTCAATCAAATACAACTACTAATGGTTATTTAAGTTCTGCTGATTGGAATACATTTACTGCTAAACAAAATGCTTTAAGTGGTACTGGTTTAGTAAAAAGCACATCTGGTACTATTTCTTACATTACTGATAATAGTTCTAATTGGAACACAGCATATAACGATTCTATCGTAAGTGCTGCTGTTACTGGAACTACAACTAAATTATTAACTTTAAACCAACAAGATGGCGGAACTATAACAGCTTCTTGGTCGGACTTTGATACTGCTCCAGTTACTTCGGTATTTGGAAGGACTGGCGATGTTATATCGGCTAATGGAGATTATACTACAACACAAGTAACAGAAGGCACAAATCTTTATTATCTTGATACAAGAGCAAGAGCTTCAATTAGCAATACTGTAACTGGTTTAACTTATACTCCACTTACTGGTGTTTTAAGCACTACTGCTGGTTATGGTATTCCAACTACTGCAACTCAAGCAAATTGGGACACAGCATATACAAATAGAATAACAAGTGCTTCTGCTCCTTTAGCAATTAGTTCAAATGCTATTTCAATATCACAAGCAAATGGTTCAACTAATGGATATTTAAGTTCAACAGATTGGACTACTTTTAACTCAAAACAAGATGCTGGTAATTACATTACTGCATTGACTGGCGAAGCTACTGCTTCTGGCCCTAATTCA